GTTTGATCTCATTATCTCTATACTTTGCAACCAATCTATGTGGGAATGTTGTGATATCGATAATCACAAATGCCGAATAGTCTGCACCAACTCCTCTGGCAACGTCAACAGTTGCAATATAATCATGGTTCTCTTTGACTGGTTCAAAGACATCTAATCCAGCATTTCTTTGGATAGGATTTTCATAAACTAATGTCTTAAGTTTTGATGGTGCAATGAGTGTATCAACAGAACCTAGGAACTCACAATTATGTGAAACTATTTTATTGGTAATGTATAGGTTTTCTTCTCCTACATCCAATAAATCATATAAGTATATTCCTTCCTCAACTATTTCATTATATACAACTTTTTTTCCTTGAATAATATCATCAAGTTTTAGAGAAGATGCCTTTATCTTCTCACTCCCAAATGAATGATTATCAGAACATTTTATCTCACTTCCATCATCAAAAATAATCCAATGATAAAATGGTTTGAAAACTTTCTGTATTCCACTAAATGATTGAAATCCAGTTGGTGTCTTTACTTTTATATTGTTGTTTATTTTATACATTTGCCCAACACTCCTTTAATATAATACGTTTCATTCCTTGTGGTGTTATATTATAATCACTACAGTATTTCTTACAAAATGCTTGAATATAAGACATTTTTCTTCCATTTTTTGCTACATCTCCAACACCATCAACATGTGGTTGTTCTTGATACAAGTTTCTTATTTGTGTGATTTGTTTGTCAGTAAGTTTTCTACTCCAGGCAATACCTTTTCTTGTATTACTAAACTTTTGGATAGTTTCTTCACTAAAACATCCCTTTTTACCTTTATTCCAAGGCACATTTCCTTTCTTTACTCCCCCAATACCCTTTCTTTCATAATCATCAAATCCTTCCCCACCAGAGGATTTATTCCATCCATTTCTATATGTATCATACTTATCTATATTTTCTATTTCCAACATCTTGGCATCAGACACTTTAAGATTTTCATATAAAATCTCAAATGTATGTGGTGGTTTTAATCTTTTGTGGTCTCTTTTCCTAACATCAATCTGTTGTGTTTGACCAACATATTTGACATCACCATAATCATCTCTCAATAAGTAAATATAATACATAACTTTTATTTTTATTTATAATCCAAGAAACTCACATTGTATTGTATAAATCCTCTATCCTCATCTCACTGATAATATCATCTTTCTCAACTTCTACCAATGTATTACCTCCAACGCACTCAAACTCAACTTTGAACTGTTGTTCTGATGTGTTCTTAATAGTCTGTTCTTTCCAGACTTCATCTCTACCAGGAACTTGAGACCAATGAACATCTGTTGGTGTATAATCATTGAATCCCCTTTCCGCATCATGCCACATACGGTAGAAGTGATTCATACCGTGTGGGGTAGAAACAATAATTACCTTTGTTGATTTACCAGAAGTAATCGTAGGATAAACAGATGCAAAGAATGAGTCTGCAACGTGGTTTGGAACGAATGCAAATTCGTCAAGGAAGAGGATGTTAAATGACATACCTCGAACAGCAGAAGCAGACGTAGATGCTGCTAATATCTTACTACCATTCTCTAGTTCTAAACTACCTTTGTTCCATGCTAGAATTCCTTGTTGCATCCACTTGGGTAAGTTCTCATAAGCAATCTGTAACCTTCCAAGAAGTTCTCTTGCCGTGGATGCTTTGTTTGCCAGGATACCAATATTGACACTATCATTGAAGATAGCATAATGTAATAGAAAAGATACCACGGTGGTAGACTTTCCAGTCTGTCTTGGCATCTTACAAATATTAAATCTCTTTTCATGAAAATTCCTTACCAGTTTCTCCTGGAAGTCATATAACTTGAATGGTTGAAGACCATGATCCAGAGTCACAATCTGAACATAGTTCTTTGCAAAATATACGGGGTCTTCTTTACACTTAATATATTCTTCAATGTTATCTTGGGTAAACTCAATGGCTGTATTGGCCTTTTTTAAATTTGGGTTACCCAAATATATGTCAGCATTACTCATAATTAAGTATCCGTAAGTAAAATATCAAAAGTGCAGGTATATCTACCATTATTTGATAATGTATGCATTCTCGCATCAATATCTGTTTTTTCTGGGAATGACTGAGGAATTGGATAAGTAAGTTGATATGGACCACCAACACCATTTACTTCTGCGATATGCTTCACAACAAAATTCCCTGTACCACCTTCACGAACATACAGTTTAAAACTACCTGTTGCTGTTCCTTGTGCAGTTACATCTAATCTCATTATAGAACCAGTTTTACCTGCAGGAACAGTATATACAGACATCAATGTCTGTCCTATATTTTCTAATATTTTTGCAACAGTGGTTGTAGATACTCTTATTAGAATACGCTTACTGTTTGCAATATCGGCAGTGTTTGCATAGATCGCTCTATATACTCTGTAAAATGTATTAGTAGTAGTTGCTGAGAAACCAGATATAGTTACAGTCTCTGTAATGACATTGTAATTGACATCAAGTCCTTGTATCTCTACAGTATCTCCATCAAGGTCAGTACTAGTACTATCTTCATTATTTGGATCTACAACTCGAACTTCAAGTTGACTACCTGCAGAAATTGTCCCCCAAGGATAAATGGTATCGTTCTCATCCCAAATCGTTCCATTAGTATTTTGACTCATTTCAGGAACAGCACCAAACTTATGAATTTGTCCGTATCCTGGAGGTAAAGAAATTTGAGGTATGGGTGATACAACCCATGGTGAAGTTCCTTGATTTACCGTAATACTATTACCAATAGATATAACTGTATCTGAAGAGATTCCCGATATATTAGCATCTACAGGAAATCTATTATCAGTAGAAATATATTGACCATCACTTGATGCTATACCCATCACTTCAAACAAGGTAGTTTCTTGTTTAAGAAATGTACCTATTCCAGAATTCCAAATAGCCATATATTAAACCCAATCTAATTTACCAGGATGATATCTTTTAATATCACCAAACCTAACTGATGGTTTTTGTTCTACTGGATATACTCGTTGAACAATTGCACCAGGATATTCACTTTGTAGTTGTTCTGCCAACTCTTGATTAGTTGGTAGTCTTACTGAGTCAGCCTGTTCTAACTGTACCCTATAAATACTACCCATCCAAACAAAGTCTGCAAGATACTTAGAGTTTTCCTCTACCTGTTGTTCTGGAGAAGCAGAATTGTCACCACCTACATTGAGTGTTCCATTAAAGTCACCATTAATAGTGACGGATTCATTGAGAAATTCTTTAAAGTCTTTCATATCAGCAGTTCCACGCTCTAAGGGACTTATTTAAAATAAGTCCCGTGACTTATTTATCTCTTTTTTTCAGATACTCTATGGCAGCTGATAGGTTCTCTATTTTATCCATAAAGTTTCCCAATCCCCTATTACAATGATTACACAACATACCTCTAAACTTACCAGTAGTGTGGTTGTGGTCCATTACAAGAGAATAAACCTTACCAACATGTTTGTGGTTTTTTGAACCAGAGTTTTCTGTTCCACCACAAATATCACATTTTTCTTGTTTTCTCAGTTCTATTACCTCATCATCAGTAAGTTGTCCTCTAAACTTACCTCTGTTGATTGCACTTCTGTATTCTGCTCTACAAACTCTACACCAACTATCTAATCCATTCTTTTTCTTGTTATGTGGAGGAAAGTGTGTTAGGTCAGCAGGTTTTTCAACCTTACATTTAGTACAAAGACACACTTTCATTTTCATACCTTTTTCATTACATACTATATATCATATCACACTTTTCAACAATTCCACGCCCTCAAACTTTTGTTGATGCGGCTGTCTGGGTCATTGGCAGTTTTCTTAGAAGTTAGTTTCTTCTTCATGCCGCTCATACGCGCACAGAATGATGCCCTTCTCTTATTACCTTTCTTTTTACTGGGTGCTTTCAGATCAGAACCAGGATTTTCTTTTTCATAAGACTTACGTCCTTTTTCGTTAAGACCACCAGACTTATTCTGACCTTCTTTTTTAGTCCATGAAGCTCCTTCACTCATATCACCACCTTCACCTTCATCGTGATCCTCATCTTTCATCAGATCACCATTGGGCATTACATGATAACCTTTAGGAATTGATTTACATTTTTTAGAGTCATTACAATAGTATTCACCTTTAGAACAACTCTTACTGGATTTATTATATTCCTCAACATGAAGAAGAGATTCTCCTGGTTGATATGGTGC